TACCGTTTATAAATAGTTATTAAAAAGTAAAGTTTTTTCCTCTTTTTACGAATATTTATGTATAAAATAAATCTGCAATATAAAAATTTATAATGGCAACAGCACAAGCAAATCAAAAAGTATACGTATCACCTGGAGTATACACATCTGAAACGGACTTATCGTTCGTAGCACAGAGTGTCGGGGTTACTACGTTAGGTTTGGTAGGTGAGACTTTAAAAGGTCCAGCTTTCGAACCAGTATTCATTACTAATTATGACGAGTTTCAAGCTTATTTTGGTGGAACAGAACCAGTTAAGTTTGTTAATACTCAAATCCCTAAATATGAAGCGGCATACATTGCTAAATCATATCTTCAACAATCTAATCAGTTATTCGTAACAAGAGTATTAGGTTTGTCGGGTTATGACGCGGGACCTTCTTGGTCTTTAACCGTAACTGCGAATGTTGACCCATTAACAATTGGATTAAATCCATCTACAGGAACTACTTGGAGTGCTACTTTTACAGGAACATCTTCAGGTGGAACAATAACATTTTTAGATACAAATGATTTACCTTCACAAGTATCGGCAAATTACAACACACAATATAGATTGGCTGATGGTTCAGTTTCAACATATTCAAATGACTTTAATAGTTACTTGGATACGATTATGGACACACCATCATTATCGGCAACAACTGCAATAGTATATGGTGCTATTCCTGAAACTACTTACAATAGTTTAGTTTCAACTTATAGTGCTGTAACAAATGCTTATGATTGTTATTCAGTTGATTTATCACAAAATGATTTAAGTGCTGGTTCTAACGATTCTTGGTATTATGCTAACTTCCAAAACTATAGTGCTGATAGTTATTCAGGTTATTCATTTGATTACGTTGTAAGTTCATTAACTTCAGGTTCTTCACAAAGTTTTACAGGAACTGTATCGGGTAATGTTTATAACTTCTCAGGTACTGCTTACCCTGAATACAATAATATGGTTGTTGCTACTTTACGTTCAAGAGGTATTTCATTATACACTAATAATTCAACAAGTGAAAATCACGGACCTGTTTATCAAGTTACTGGTTTAACCGATGTATCATTACTTTGTAGTGGTCAATATTCAGGTATAACAACTTCACCATATGCAACATTTGCAATTTCAGGTGTTACTAAAGAAAATGAAGTATTCACATTTGAAACTTCATTATTGGCGGCATCATCAAAATATCTTACAAAAGTTTTTGGTTTTGATAATTTTGGTAAATCAAGATTTGAAGTTCCATTATTTATTGAAGAAGTTTATCCAGCATCATTAGCTTATGGTTACAACCAAGGTTATATTCGTGGATTAAATTGTACTTTAATCGAGTTACCTGAAGCAAGAGATACAACATCAACTACTTCAATTGCTTGGAATTTAGAAAAATATCAATCACCAGAAACTCCTTTCTTAGTATCTGAGCTAAGAGGTAATAAAGTTTATAACTTATTTAAGTTTATTTCAATTTCAGATGGTGATTCCGCAAATACAGAAGTTAAAGTTTCGATTGCTAACTTATCATTTAATAATATGACATTTGATGTGTTGGTTAGAAGTTTCTTCGATACGGATGCAAATCCTGTTGTAATTGAAAAATTTACAAATTGTAATTTGGACCCAGCATCTAATAACTTTGTTGCTAAGAAAATTGGTTCATCAAATGGTGAATACGCTTTAATTTCAAAATTTATTATGATTGAAATGGCGGACGAAGCACCAATAGATGCAATTCCTTGTGGATTCTACGGTTATACTCAAAGAGAATACGAAAATTATTCAACATATCCATCACCTTATATTCAATATAAAGTGAAATATAATTACCCTGGTGAAGTTATTTATAACCCACCATTTGGTACAACTACAGGTGGAGTTTCAAATGCAGTTGAATCGGGTGGAGATATTGTAAGAAGAACTTACTTAGGATTTTCAACCGCTCAATATGGAGTTGACGAATCATTCTTCTCTTATAAAGGTAAACAAAATCCAACAGTAGATTGGATAAATAGAACAGATTCTGTTAAATGGAATGTATTAAGTAAAGGTTTCCATATGGACTCAGGTGCTACGGTTGTTAATATTGGTAATACCTCTGTTGATAGTGGAACTACTGCATTCGAATGTGGTGTTGCTGATTTTAGAGAAGACCCACAAACTCAAGAAAATCCATATTACTTCATTTACTCAAGAAAGTACACAGTATGTTTCGCGGGTGGATTTGACGGATGGGATATCTACAGAGAATTTAGAACAAATCAAGATAGATTCCAATTAGGTGATTCAGGATATTTGGCAGGTGCTGCGGCATCTCCAAGATACCCAACGGCAACTGGTGATGGTGTATTCAAAAGAATTATTGTTCAAAACAATACTCAAGACTTTGCAAACACTGACTACTATGCTTACTTATTAGGTGTATTAACATTTGCAAACCCTGAAGCAACAAACATTAACGTTTTTGCAACAACAGGTATTGATTATGTTAACAACTCTAATCTTGTTGAAGAAGCAATTGATATGATTCAATATTCAAGAGCTGACTCGGTTTACATCGCAACAACTCCTGACTATCAAATGTATACTCCGGATTCAACTAACTCTTTAGATATTATTTATTCACAAGAAGCAGTTGATAACTTGGATAATACAGGAATTGATTCAAACTACACAGCTACCTACTATCCTTGGATTTTAGTTAGAGATACTGTAAGTAATACTCAAATCTATTTACCACCAACAGGTGAAGTTTGTAGAAACTTAGCATTGACAGATAATATTGCTTTCCCTTGGTTCGCATCTGCGGGTTACACAAGAGGTTTAGTAAACTCAGTTAAAGCAAGACAGAAACTAACTCAAGAAGATAGAGATACTTTATATCAAGGTAGAATCAATCCAATCGCAACTTTTGCAGATGTTGGAACAGTTATTTGGGGTAACAAAACTCTTCAAGTTTCTGACACAGCATTAAACAGATTAAACGTAAGAAGATTGTTATTACAAGCTCGTAAGTTAATCTCAGCAGTAGCGGTAAGATTATTGTTCGAACAAAACGACCAAATCGTTAGACAACAATTCTTGGATAGTGTTAACCCTATTTTAGATGCGATTAGAAGAGACAGAGGTTTATACGATTTCCGTGTAACAGTTTCATCTTCTCCTGAAGATTTAGATAGAAATACATTAACAGGTAAAATATATCTTAAACCTACGAAGGCATTAGAATTCATCGATATTGAGTTCTTTATTACTCCAACAGGAGCTTCGTTTGAGAATATTTAATAAAAAACATAAGTGGGGATTCGTCCCCACTTTTTAGCCAAATATGAAAAAAGTAATTAAAGAAGGGTTTAAACCCGAAGGTTCACCAGATATGAAATATTATGCATTCGATTGGGACGATAATATTGTTCATATGCCGACAAAGATTATTTTAAAGTCGGAAGACGGTGATGAGGTTGGTATGAGTACGGATGATTTTGCTGAGTTTAGAGGTCAAATTGGTAAAGAACCATTCACTTATCACGGTAAAGTAATTGTTAATTTTGCTGAAAATCCATTTCGTAATTTCACAACTGAAGGAGATAAAGAGTTTTTGGTTGACGCAATGAGAGCAAAATTAGGACCGGCATTTAGTGACTTTAGAGAAGCAATCAATAATGGTTCAATATTCTCAATTATTACTGCAAGAGGACATAATCCTAATACAATTAAAGAAGCAATTTATAATTATATTATTAATGATTTTAATGGTATTGATAAAAAATCACTTATAAAAAACTTAAAGAAATATAGAAGTTTTGCTGATGAAGAGGATATGACTGATACTGAGTTAATTAAATCGTATTTGGAACTTAACAAATACCACCCCGTTTCTTTTGGAGACGAAGAAGGTGCTGCCAACCCTGAGGTTGCGAAAGTCAAAGCTATGGAAAGTTTTGTGGATTATATTAAAGCGATGGCGGGTGTCTTAAATAAGAGAGCTTTCCTCAAAAATGATGTGTCCAACAAATTTGTCCCTAATAAGTTATCTATTGGTTTTTCAGATGACGATTTAAGAAATGTTGAATTAATGAGTAAACATTTTAATAAAAAACCAGATAATATAGTAAAGACTTATTCTACATCAGGAGGAATTAAGAAAGAATATAAATAAACTAGAATTAATATTAGAGCTAGAAATTATATATAATGAATAATTCTATATAAAAAAAAGTAAATAGAAATATTTTTAACTAACTAATATTTATAAGAATAAATAAAATAATAAAAATTAAAATAATATGGCTGATTTATTAATGAAAATGCCGGTTCCTTATGAACCAAAACGTCAGAATCGTTTCATCTTAAGGTTTCCATCAAGTTTGGGTATAAATGAATGGTTCGTAGAAACTGCTCAAAGACCACATATTCAAATCGCTGCGACTGAAATTCCTTTCCTAAATACATCAACATATGTTGCGGGAAGATTCACTTGGCAAGCATTAAATGTTACGTTTAGAGACCCAATTGGTCCTTCAGCGGCACAAGCATTGATGGAGTGGGTACGTTTACACGCTGAATCAGTTACAGGTCGTATGGGTTATGCTGCGGGTTATAAAAAAGATATTGACTTGGAGATGTTAGACCCAACGGGTGTTGTTGTTGAGAAGTGGATTCTTTATGGAACATTCTTAACTGACGTTAACTTTAACTCATTATCATATTCTCAAGATGCTTTGGCAACAATTGCGGCAACTTTGAGAATGGATAGATGTGTGTTAGTTTACTAATTACTATTTATTAAAAATCAATACTCACTATATTTAACCGTAAAGCTAAACTTTACGGTTATTTTTTTATATGGACAATCAACAATCAAACGACTACGGTCAACAAAATTTTACATTACCACACGATGTGGTACCATTACCCTCACAAGGTATTTTTTATAAAAATAAAAAGAAATCAATTAAGGTTGGTTATCTTACCGCTGCCGATGAAAATATTTTAATGGGTGGTGCAAAAGATTTAACACTTAATTTATTAAGGTCAAAAATATACGAACCCGATATTAGAGTAGAAGAATTAATTGAAGGTGATGTTGAGGCAATTCTTATCTTTTTAAGAAACACAGCATTTGGACCTGAAATGACATTAAACCTAACTGACCCGGCAACTAAAAAACCATTTCAAACAAATGTTTTATTAGACCAACTTTCAATTGTTAATGGACAACAACCATCAGAAGATGGTACTTTTTCAATTAATTTACCTAAATCTCAAGCAACAATTAAAGCTAAACCATTAACTTATGGTGAAATTACGGAGTTATCCAGAATGGCTGAAACATATCCTCAAGGACGTGTTGTACCAAGAGTGACTTGGAGAATGAATAAGGAAATTGTTGAGGTAAATGGAACAACAGATAAAACCGAAATTGCGAAGTTTGTTGAGTCAATGCCAATTTTTGATTCTAAAACTTATCGTAAGTTTATGGATGATAATGAACCCAAGCTCGATATGTCGAGAGTAGTAATAGCCCCATCAGGAGAACAACTGACAGTTAACGTTGGTTTTGGGGTTGACTTTTTTCGTCCTTTCTTCGGATTATAGACAAGGACAGCTTGATGAGTTTTATTACTTAAATACGTTAATGAAAATAACGTATCAAGATTTTATGGTAATGCCCGTTTTTATGCGAAAATATTTGTTAGATAAATGGGTTGAAAATAATAAGAAGGACTAAAAAATTAGTCCTTCTTCTATTTATAGGTAATGAGAAATTAAATTATGGCAGACGATTATAATAAAAAATCTTTAGAGGATATCGCAAAACTACTTAACGACATTGCAAGTCCGTTACAAAGTGTTGCTTCTGCAATTTCGAATATGATTGTTGAAGCGGATAGCCTTAACAGAGCATTTGGTGGTGGAAGGGTTCGAATCGAGGAGATGAATTATGCTATTAAAGATTCTGTTTCATCGATAAATAAACTTGGTGGTGATATTTCTGATGTTACCACAACAATGGCAGGAATTGCTGAGGGTTCTCGAAGGAATGTAATTGCTACAGAAGAACAAGTTTCTAAATTATATGCATCAGGACAAATATTAACTAGAACTGCTGCCGATTTAACTGAATCGTTTGGTAGTGCGGGTTATGAGGTTTCTCAAATTGGTGTTAATGTTGAAGAATCGATTGGATATGTTCAAAGTTTAGGTTTAAATGCTAAAACAATAACACAAGATGTTGTTAGAAATTTAGATTCAATGAATCGTTTTAATTTTAATGATGGTGTTCAAGGTTTAACCAAAATGGCGGCACAAGCATCAATGTTAAGATTTGATATGAGGGATACTGCTAATTTTGCCGACAAAGTTATTACTCCTGAAGGTGCTATTAATATGTCTGCAGCATTTCAAAGATTAGGTTTAGCTGTAGGTAGTTTGGGAGACCCATTCAAATTAATGAATGATTCAATTAACGACCCTGGTGCTTTACAAGATAGTTTAATTAATGCTACAAAACAATTCACATATTTTGACGAAAAAACAAAATCATTTAGAATAAACCCTCAAGGTATTTTAACCTTGAGAGAAATGGCTCAAGAAACAGGAATTTCTTATGAACAATTAAGTAAAACCGCATTAGCTGCCGCAGATTTAGATGATAGATTATCTGCCATAAGTCCAAGTATTAATTTTGAAAAAGAGGAAGATAAAATGTTTTTGGCGAATATGGCTCAAATGGATAAGGGTGAATATACGGTTAAAGTTAAAAATGCCAGAGGTGAACAAGAAACAGTTAAATTAGGTGAAATAACTGCTGAACAAATTACAAAACTTAGAGAACAACAAGAAAAAGCTCCAAAAACGGTTGAAGAAATTCAAAGAAGTCAGTTAGATGTTTTAACGGTTATTGGTGGAGATTTACAAGCGATTATAAATCAAATGAGATATGGTGTTGCTGGAGCAAAAGAAGTTGTATCTAATGCTGAAGGTTTTAGGAACGTCTCAACCGCAATTTCAAGTGAAATTAGTAAGTTAACTCCGGAAACAAAAGAGGTTAGTGGGTTTATTGATGAATCGTTAAATGCAATTCTACCTGCAATTATGGGAAAACAAGGAGGAGAACTTGACCAAAAAAGTTTTGAATCAAAAATTAAAGAAATTGAAGAAAAGTTTATTAAATCAACAGATGGTTTTGAAAATAAAACTTCTGAAGTTTTAAATAATTTAATTACTGGTGTTAAAGGTACTTCCGCAGCTGAACAAGGTTTTAAGTCAATAATTCAAGAATTCAAAAATGCCGTTGATATTGGTAAATCTGGACCAATTAAAACTAAAGTTAAAACAATTCCTGAGGTTGGAGGTGCTTCGGTATTTGGTGCAAGCGGGGCAAGAGTAAGACAAATTGAGGGAATGAATAAAGACAAAGACCCTGGTAAAGTTTCATTACAAAAACTTGATTTTGGTGGTATGATAACAATTAAGGTCGATGCCCCTCCTGGTGTTAGTGCCGAATATCTAAACAAATTCTTTACTGATTTTTTCAATAGTGAAAGTGGTAGACAACAATTATCAAAAATATCGAAACAATCTATAAAATCAGAAATGAAACCAACATCATAATCAAAAAAAAATACCATCAATCTATTTATAAATAAAACATAGATGGCGACAAGTCCTTTAGATTTAATTAATATTGAGAACTTCTTAACAAGACTTACTAAAAGGAATTTACAACCTTATAGTAAATCTCCTAGTAAGTTTACGCCCCCTATTAATTTTGAGTATAGTCAATCAGATTATTCTGTTATTGATAGTCCTGACCAACTTATTGACGAACCTTCTTTAGCCAACAAATTATTTCCCTTAAATCAATATGGAAATGATGGTGGTTATAGACAAGCCCCCGACCCTAACGGATTACTTAATAGTAAATCAAACGAGGGGGAATATGGTTATCAAGATGCCAATATTGTCGATGAATCGTTTATCGCTTCGGATAAAGGTATTGGAAACATTTCACCAGCTTGGAAACCATTAAATGCTTATGCTGGTGTTGGACAGGGGTTAGATGCCGCAAACGCAATTGGAACGTTTAATTCAGTTACACCTGACCAAGATAGACAAGGAAACGGACAACCATATTCAAATAATTTTAATCCATCATTATTTGTACCTTCAAGTTATTCTCCTGTATCAATCTTATTATTTAAAGACCCACAAGGTAGTGATGGTCTGTTAAGTCAAGATTCGTATATTGCAAGAATGGGTGCTGAAAACTTAAGAAAAGATTTTCAAGCTCGAATCGCAGCACAAATACTTCAAGACACAATTGGACGAGCCAACATATTCAACGTAAGAAGTGGAACAGACATTTTAAGTCTTGTAACCGGTAGAGTTCCTTTAATTGAACCTAACTATAAGATTACAATTTCTTCAAATCCAATTCTTGCTGCTAGTGATTTTGCTTTAAGACTTGCCGGTAGTATTTTACCTGTATCTACAATACCTGGTTCATATTTTGACCCAAGTATCAATCCAGGTCAACCAACAACAATTCAACAATTACAGAACGCCTATAGACAATCTACCGTTGGAAAGTTATTAACTGGTTTATTGGGAGCAAATACCACAGGTTCACAATTGTTTTATAACAATTTGGGTAGTGGACAAAAGTCCCGTTTATTTGGTAATATTGATTTTAACAAATATAAACCAAGTTTTGATAGAACGTTATTTGACAGATTGGGTGGGGCAATTGTTGGTTCGACAACCAATAATAGTGATTACTATGTAGGTTCTATTACTTCTGACCCGTCAAGAGTATTTTCTCCATCAGGAGATTTACCTGTAAATACGTTTGGTCAAGAACAACAAATGCCGGTCTATGGACCACAAGAACTTGCTCAACTTTATGAAGGTCCTTCACAAGAAGTTAGACTTGGGGCTAATGGTCCTACGTATAGTGATGGTGGTGGTATCGAGGGTGGATTTACTTGGGTATCTCCAAAGTATAAAGATAATGCCGGTAAAAAAGTTGGTCTTGGTGGGGCAATCTTTAATCAAGATGAAGACTTTAAGCCGTCATCTTACAACTCAACTGAATCAACGAATAGAGTATATCGTGAAGGTTCAATTTTAGATGACACCCAAAGAATTATTGATAGCCAACCTCAAGGAGGTAAAAGATTACAACACGTAGGTAATGCTATTGACCAAGTGAGTAAGGTCTTTCACGATGGTTATAAAGAGATTACAAAGGGTTCTAGAGTTCTTTCATATGTCGGTTCAATTGGACAAGAAGTTGGTACGGAATATTGTCGAGTTTTTGCCAAAGATACACCATATCTTCAGTTTAATGACTTACAAAAAACTGATGGTATTACAACACAAGGTAGAAGATTTTCTTATTCAGTTTTAGATAATACGTATAATCTTAATATTGCTCCAAACAAACAAGAAGGTGGTCAAGATTCGACAAACTTAATTGGAAATGAGAATAATGGTTATGCCAAAAAATATATGTTCTCGATTGAGAACTTGGCTTGGGCTACGTCAAATGCTCCGGGTTATGCGGTTGCTGATTTGCCAGTTTGTGAAAGAGGACCTAATGGTGGTAGAGTAATGTGGTTCCCTCCATATGGATTAACGTTTACTGAAAGTGTTAGTGCTAACTGGAACCCTGTTGAATTTTTGGGAAGACCTGAACCAATTTATACCTATAAGAATACTTCAAGAACGGGTACTTTAACTTGGAAAATTGTTGTTGACCATCCGTCGGCATTAAATGTTATTGTTAACAAGGTTTTAAATAATGAAACCAATAAAGTAAGAATTGATAGTATTTTGGAATCGTTCTTTGCGGGATGTAGAAAATATGATTTATATGAACTTGCTAAGAAATATTATACAATAAAACAAGATGATTTATTTCAAATTCAACAAGCCATTACATCAAAAGAATTACCACAAGAATCTCTTAAATATGCTGTAGATACTGTTAGTAATATAAATGTAGTTACTCAAGGAACTATTACTCCCGATGAGGCAAATACGAGAATAAAGGCATTTACTGATTTGGGGTTTTATTTTGATAATGATGTTCCATCACAATTTGGGGTTGATTATGAAACTACCTATACTCCGTATGTTAGTAAAGAAGGAAGTTATGGTCCTAACACTGCGACGAAAGATAAGACTTCAATTTTTTTTAACACCGTGGTCAAACCAAGTAAAGTTCAAGCTGAAAAATTTGTAAATGAGTTAACAACTCAAATGACAAATTAT